GAACCTTGACAGCCCCCTTGGCAGCGTCAATAGCAGTTACAAGATCTTTAGTGTTCTTGTCAATGTCATCTACTTTAGTTTCAACCGCAAGCAGTCGTTCGTAGATTTGGCTATGAGTTACTTCTTCTGTCATGCTGGCTCCAACTGCTTAATTTTCTTAACAATAATTGCCGTTGATGTTTCTCTATCAATTGTCATGTATCCTTGACAAGTGATGTTGTAGTCTATCCCATTAGAATCTTTTTCACTTTTTATTGGGGTAGTAATATCAATGTTCTTAAATAAAAACTCTTTGCCATTTTCAAACACACGCCAAACGTGATCTACTGATCCACGACCAACTTGACCTCGGCTTTTATTAAATCTAATTTGGTATTTATTCATACGATTTCAGCCGCTGGTGCAGGGCAAGACTGTTGCTGAATAACAGTTAAATTGAAATGAACAAATTTAATAGGGGATTCAGCCGCATGGCGTGTAAATGAATGAGAAAGCCATGAATTGGCAAAGATCATCATGCCAGGCTTGGGCGTAAAGTTAATTGCCTTGCTTGCAGGAGTTGCCATATTTACATCTTGCTCTGGCAAATCAATCTGCACTTTGGCGGCTCTAGGATCGTGAAACACAACATGAGAACAATCTTCAGGTGTTTCAAGAAAGTAAAAACCTACGATTTGTGAACCAAAGCCATGAACATGAGCATCCATTGCTGAATGCTTGTGGTGTTCTTGTGTCCACATTTCTGTAAACTGCACCGCCTTGTCTTGCATGGCATAGCCTTGTTCATTCAAAATGTTCCATGCTGTTGCACCAATAAATTCAGAAAATCCCGCCATACGGGAATCACCAAAATAATTGTTTGTCATGTAAACGGGATAAATTTCGTTTAGATCACGATCTTTACGTTGAATTTCCAATGCTTCCTCAGAAATAGCATTTACCGCTTCTAAAAAATCAGGGCGCTCAATAATGTAAATTGGACAAGGAAAATTGTATGCAACTTGAAGTTGTGTATTTTGAACAACTTGCGCCACAGATTCAGCAGCTTTGCATACTTTAGATTTTTTAATTGCGGTCTTTGCCATGATTCTTCCATTGGTTAATGAATGTTCACTTTACTATCTGAACCCATTGCCAAGCAAAAAAATCAAAGTTATATTGATTTCCGTCAGTAGGATAAATTGGGGTGTCTTTCCAAATACTTTCTGAACCACACCAAAAAGTCATAATACCAGCAGCAATCTTAGCTTCATCAAGCTCTGGGCGTTGGATTGGCGCTTGCATAGTGCAAGTAGCCTCATCAAGAGCCCATGCTGACCAATTAGATGCTTGATCACGCTCATTGAATGAAGCGATAGCAGCTTGTTGTTTTGCCGTTTTTTCTTCCGTAGTCATATCACGCAAAGACCACACATCAGTCCACACACCATTTACTTTTGAATAAACAGCTATATCAGATTCTAAGATTTGATAAACATTAGGTGTTGGTTTTTCAACACGAACAAATGCCTCCCAATGACTTGGGATGAACCCAAATGCTTGAAGAATATTATCTTCAAAAGCAGGGTGATTCTTGCATGAACCATTTTCAGTTTCGATATATAAGTTCATTTATAAATTTCCCGTACAAGTTGATGGGAAGCTACGAGAACAACCAGGCCAAATTATACGAACTGCACCGACACCACCTGTGCCAATAGTAATTCCAAGTACGCCTCCACCAACACCGCCACCATAAGTGCCACCATTGCCAGACCGCAAGCAATCATTTCCATTTCCACCATTTCCACCACCACTTCCACCCGTGCCACGAGCGCCCCCAGTTGCCCCACCTGTACCACCAGAACTTGTCCCGCCAAATATTCCAACACCGCCACCGCCACCGCCTACACGAGCGTTTCCTCCGCTTAGTCCACTACCGCCACCACCACCACCACCGCCTGTTCCTGCACTTGATGATCCAGTACTACCAGAGTTTCCACCATTTCCACCATAATTGCTATATCCTGCTGCGCCTCCACCACCAGCACCTTCATTAGAGCCGCCTCCATTTCCTCCAGATCCAGCACAATAACCTCCATCAAAACATCCTGTGCTAGTCCCTCCAGCGCCACCACCATATTGCGGGGAAGAGCAGAATCCACCACCACCTTGACCACCAGTAGCAGTAAAAACACAATTAAAGGTTGAATTTCCTCCACTATTACCACGATTGTTTGATGTACCTGGAGCGCCACCAGCACCAACAACTACTGTATAAGAATTGCCAGGGGTAACTGAGTAGTTATTTTTAAATGCTAAACCACCACCGCCACCGCCACCGCCTCCAGTTGACCCACCACGATAGCCACCAGAACCGCCACCACCAATAGCAACAACTGAAACTTTAATTACACCAGATGGTGCAACCCATGTATATGTGCCAGCAGTTGTGTATTGTTGTTGACCAGGCGGTGCTGGTGTAAAAAAAGATCTTTGATTTTGATAAACAGCTTGTAGTGCGCCACTCATGTCAAACCACTCCCTGAAATTAACCAAGTTGTTGAAGTCATTTTGATTGCTGTTGCTGACCCATATTGAGCTAATGTGCGTGAGCCTGTTGTGCCAGCAGCAGATAAATACATTGTGTCAGTCGTAATAGCAATAGTTACTGCTTGACTTGTAATGTTTATAAATGTGATTGCTGTTCCAATTGGATAGGCCACAGAACTATTTGCAGGGATTGTAAAAGTCCTAGCATTTGCATCAGTTGATGGATGAAAGATGTGTTTTCCAGCGTCAGCTAAAACTAATGTGTAGTCAGCAGATTGGCTATTCTGTGGAATATTTTTAAATCCAACTTCATTAGTGCCATCTACTGTGCAACTAGACAGCGTTCCACTAGATGGAGTGCCAAGTACAGGCGTGGTTAGTGTCGGTGAAGTTAAAGTTTTATTAGTTAATGTCTGTGTATCTGTTGTTCCAACAATAGCCCCACTAGGAGCAGTAACAGCAGTAAATGCGCTTGTGCCATTGCCCTTCAAAATGCCAGTCAATGTGGCCGCACCTGATCCACCTTTGCTAACTTTTAAAACTGGACCAGCATCAAACAACGCATCAATAGAGTCCAGATCAGTATTGATCTTTGTACCCCATGTGTCTGTGGATGCGCCAACTTCTGGCTTAGTTAAGCCTAGATTTGTGGTGGTTGTATCTGCCATGTTTTACCCCTAATAGTCTGAACTTTATACAGAAACTGTTGTCCAGATTTCGGACACATCTGCTTCTGTTTCCCATTTCTTTCTAGCATTAATTACAACGCTAGAAGTATCAATAAATGTTGCTTGAAAATGCTGTATGCGGTTATATTCAATATTCAAAACACTTGTTGCAACAATATTCACATTACCTACAGCATCAATACCACCAGCAACAGTTAACACAGAACCATCAACAACTGCAAGTGAAGCATTTGCAATCTTTAATGCATCAACAGATACTGTGCTAGTTGAGCCTATCTCAAACTGAGCATTTTTTATTAACTCTCCACTAACAGCTACAGTAGAGGCATCAACTATTGCAAGCGAACCTAAGTACGCTCCATAGGAGTATCTGCCTCCACTATAATCGCCACGCCCGTAAGCAGCCATATTAGCTCAATGTAATTGTCAAGCTATTAGCAGGAATGCGGAAAATGTCGCCATCATTAATTGCTTTTGCAGTAGTCAATGGCGCCCAAGCAAGCAAAGTCCCACCAGTTGAAGCAGAGTAAATACCTGCCCAACCAATTGTCCCCCAATTACCGCCAGTAGCCGCACCAAACTCAATTGCGGCAGCGTTAGTAAAAGTTGTTGCTGTACCGCTACCAGAAATAGTTCCTGTAGCTACACGGGCATAACCACTACCTGTTACTTCTGTGCCACCACCAGTATCACTAGGTGCAGCAGTAAAAAGACCTACAAACCAAGCAGTAGGACGAGTAGCAGAACTACCCGTGAACAACCAGGTAAGAACTAGATTTTCTGTAAAGTCTGTAAAAGAAGCCATTTTTTATCCCAAAGTACGGGCACGAACAAGTGGAGTTGAAGAAACAGAAGCCCTTTCATCTGCTACCTCAATGTCGCCCAAGGAGTTGACATACATCTGACTCCATACTGGTAGACGTTCATCGTCTTTCAAATATGGTGTAGCCTCTATTAGCGCACCATATAGGTACAAGTCTGGGGCATAAGCTAAAAGCCAGTTGCTTGTGTTTGAATCACTCAACGCAGGAATCTTAGCATAATATGTAAGTTCTGCGCTATATGTTGTATCTGGAGTAGGAATAAATTCTAACTGAGAGCCAGTAATTGTGTAATAAACTGGTGTTCCAACAGTAGTATATCTAGTAGCTTTTAACTCATCACCTTGAGCCTCAGTTACAAACTTAAGCCTTGTGATGGGATTTGTATTTAATTGAAACTCTTTGGCCTCTAGCCAATCAGCAGGGTAGGCAAAGAATGAAGTTTCAATCTGACCTTCAGCCCTAGTAACCATTTGTCTAACACGCAACTTGCGGTTAAATTTAGCTTCTGCA